CTCCAGCGCTTAGTCGGACACATCGATTCCGTCCACTCGATTGAACACGCCGCGACGGGTAAGACGATTGACCTTGCGACCTGGACCACAGCCGAAATCGACCGCGAGAAAGGAACCGTCCATCCTGACCGCCGGAAGCAAGGCCTTGTCGCCTTCTTCGATGCGATTGACGAGCAGTTCGTCATATGGGAACTTCTCATGCCAAGCAAAGTTGCCGACCACATCATGCGGATGGGCGAATGGCTTGTTCATGAACTTCTTTGCCATTGCGGCATACTGGGCAATCTTTTCGTCGTTGCCGGCGACTGCTTCACGGACGCCTGGAGTCTGGGTAGTAACTTGAATGCTCATGATCTAGATTTCCTTTTTCTGGGATAAGAATGTGTTGAGGTCTTCTGGCGTGCCGATGGACCACATGCCTTCGATTTTCTTGCAGCGGACTTTCTGGCCGTCTTCGATTGCCTGTCGATATACGGGAGCAACGTAAAACTCGTTATTAACCCGAAGATTGCGTGCGACCATTTGTTCGGAATACTTGACGAAATCTCGTCCATGTCTCCAATAGTAAAGTCCGCAAGTAGCGTCTTTAGAGATGACTTCCTTTTCGCGGACATCCTTGACAAAGCCGTCATCACCAATAGCTGCATAACTCCACTTTGGGCTGATGGACTCAAATGTGAGAATGCCACCATCGATACCGTCGGCCGCGAATGCGTACATTGCTTCATTTGAGTTCCAATCCAGGTATTGATCCGAGTTGACGATTAACAGCGGATTATCGTTGTCAATGATATCCTTCGTGAGAAGAACGGTACAGGCCGCACCCTCGGTCACACCATCCGTCTGGACAATATTGCAGCCAGGCTTGAGCATCTTGAGAAACGGACCCATGTTGTACTTCTCATAGTGTTCCTTCTGCACGATGAATGTGTAGTTGGCATCGATGTTGAGATTCTCCACGACTAGCTGAATCATGGGCTTGCCCCAGACTTCAATGAGAGGCTTGGGGAATGTATAGCCGGCGTTCGCGAAACGCGAACCTTTGCCTGCCATGGGAATGACAACATTCAGCTTCTTGTCGATCCATGGAACATTTGTTGGTTTTTCTTGTTCTTCGTTCAAGCGTCGTATCTCCTTCAGGATAGTGTTAATGTGTACATCGTCTGGGTTCTGCACGGCAAGCAAGTGTCCTCCCGAATCTAGCGCACCCTTGCGGCCGATGTGGGAGTCTTCGATGATCAGGGTTTCGGAGGGAAGCACATTACAGAATGACATGCATCTCCAATACATCTCAGGAAAAGGCTTGGGTCGCGTCACGGATTCATTGGAGACGCAGAGTTCCATGAAGTGAAGAATGCCTTTTTTCTCTAGTGCAATCTCCATTGTTTCCGTAATGGAGTTGGAGGCAACAGCCAACTTCACTCCGGTTTCTCGGATGAGACGCTTGCACATTTCGATCTGATGATCATCCAGTTCAATGGATTCGTAGAGTTCCTTTGTATAGGTCTGCTTGCGCTTCCAGATAAAATCGAAATGGGTCCTAGGAAGTCCTTTATTCTGTTCCAGAAGTTCCAGCTTCTTGGTCGTTGATAATCCATCATATGTGGACAGATGTTCTTCCACACTGATCACGAACTTCGGATCGACTTCCTTCAGGGCGCGATTGAGTGAATGATAGTGAATGTTGCGCGAGTCAATAAGGACTCCATCCAGATCAAAGATTACCAGCTTGATTGTCATTATTGTTCCAATCTCATGCTTTTCTGTAACCCCATGTCTTGATTGCGTCAATAAACTCTTTGCCGTGTGTTCCGTCAATGGCCTGTCTCATGGCTTGTGTGCCTGCTTTCGTTCCTTGTGGATGTCCGTGAAGTGCGCCACCGACATTGGCTAGCCAATCGTGACCTGCGCGCTTGACAATGTAGTCCACAAGGCCAGGATTCATGCCACACGACAGTGCCGGAATCACATTGTGTTTTACTAGCATGGCTACATCGTCCAGGACTTGTTTCTCTTCGTCGGGCATATAGCCCCCGATCATTCCGGAATGAATCGAGTCCACGCCCATCATGGCCGCGAGTTGCTGAATGACCGACCAGGAGATATGAAACTTGTGATCTGAGCCTGTGAGAATCTTGTCACCTGACTTTTGGAAGTGAATGAAGAGATTCGGATTCTCCTTACGGACTGAGTTATACACACCCATGCCGCTCCAGAAGTTGATATGCACGCCACATTCAGGGCCTGAGTTCTGTGCAACAAACGCGGCGCGCTTCAGAATTGCATGAGGGTCCGCATTGATGCAGAAGTTATAGATGCCCTTGTAGCCTACCTTGTCCAGATATTCTGCGATGAGAGGCACGCGATCTTTGAGGGGACAGAATGCGGGATTCGAAAGAATCTCGTCTTCCTTGATGAAGTCAACCCCACCCTCGACAAGTTCCTTCGTCATTTCGAGAAGAGTCTGTGGAGAGATTCCGGTCTTGGGTTTGATGATGCCTCCAAGAAAAGGCTTATCGACTCGACCCGTTCTGCGACGCAATCCAGTGATGCCCATCGCAGGCTTGCCGAAATGCTTCTCCTTGATCCATTGCGGAATGGAGAGTTTGACCAGATGACATTTTGACACCACATCGATGTCCAGCTGTCCGCCCATCACCTGACACAGCAAATGAGAAATGCCATCGTCTTCCCAGTCGGTGTTTGATACCGGAAAGGCAATAGTGGAATAGGCGCCTTCATGATATTCGCGCATATGACCTGGACGCGCGACATGTTCATCGATCACGATCCGAGCGGAATGATTCTCAAAGAGTTCGTCGGTCTCCCACACAGATCGGACATTAGGATTTCCTACGGACTGTCCGATGGCTAGCTGTCTCGCGGCCTCAAACGTTTCACTCGCGAGAAAACTGCCGCGCGGACCGTCAATCACATATGTTGCCAGAACAAAATCGTCCGGTCTTCGTCTAATCTCGTCCCACGAAATCGTAATATCAAACCTCGACATTGTACTTGTCTCCTATCACAGATGGTACCTTCACAACCAAAATCTTGCAGTCCTCCAGAAAATGTGGGGTCGATATCTCGCCCTTTTCAAAGGCAAACACATCACCAGGATCGAGATACCTGATCGTTCCGTCTTCCAGTTCGACCATCATCTTGCCCGAAATCAACACATTGTATTCAATCGCGACCTTGTGATAATGAGGCGCCCAGTATTCCCCCTTTGTGTGGGTGAGAATACCGACCTCGAAATCTTTGGTACGCAGCATTGATGGCTCAAAGTCTCCGATGAACCATCCACGAAAGAAGTCTTCCAGTTTCGCATTACGCATTAGCAAAAAATCCTTGATTCATGGCACCTCGTAGGCGCTCGACATGATGTACTGGAAGCTGGAACACACGCCACTTGTTCGGCTTCTGGGTATACACGATTGAGAATGTGTTGAATGTCAGCCTGAACTTGTCCGTACTTTTCTTCACGCGCTCGAACCATTCCAAGTCTTCCGACTCACCGGGCTTCATGTCCTCGTTGAATGGAACAGATAGAAGTACCTTGCGCTTGCACATGATGAATCCTCCGGACACATACTGAAGCGGCGTCAGATTCTTCTCATGCGGGGAAAGACCTACCACATACATCGGATGATTCTCGGTAGGATAAAGACTCTTCAACTCTGACAGTATATCAGAATTTGCAGGATTGTCAAGAAATTTCTTCATGTACTGGGGATTTATTACCCAGTCCGGTCCGCGCTCACTGTCTTCCAGACGAAGCACGAAGTTGTTCATTAGGTCCCAGTTGTTGTATCCTATGGATGCATTATATTCCTTGACTCCATCATACCAGTCGTCATCGAAAAGGTAGTAATCATGTACGATAACCAGAGTATCATATTTGGCAATCTCCGCAATAGTGTTTTTCTTTTTCGGCAGCCATTCACCCAACTGATGAATGACCATATCATTCCGGAAGTACTTCATCATGCGATAGTCGGCATTGAACTTGTCGAATGACAGGATGATTTCATACTCTGGAATATTTTGATCCTCGATGGACTTGATACATGCGGACAGCCATTCGTCGTTCCAGTTTGGGCCGACGCAGATGCCGAAGGAGATGGGTAGATCGGGTGCTGGTATCATAGTTTTCTTCCAATCATGTTCTCATAGAAGTTGAGCATGTAGCCTTCTTCAAGGTATTTCGGAGGATTCACGAACATAGGCTTGTTGAGCATCTCCATATAGGCATTGCCGTTCATGTCAACCTCTTTAATGCGGTTAATGAAACGCTCGTTGCCGGGTGTGTCGAAGTAGTTCAGGAATGTCTCCGGATTGAAGCCTTCCGCCTTCATACGCAGATTGCCCCAATAGATCGGAACGGTGTTGCCCATGTATGCATCGAAAATCTTTTCCGTCGTATAGCCTTCCTGGCTGGAGTTCTCAAACGCAATCGTGAAGCGATACTTGTTGAGCCAGGCGGCTTTCTGTGCGAGTCCAGCCTTGCCCAGCTTGGACGGTGCAATCTCGGCGCGTTCCTCATCCGAGACTGTCGTGTCAACCTTGCCGGCGAAGTCTACCTGACGATATGTCTGGGAAAGTTCACGCGCGAAGTTAAGACGGAAAGGCACAGGATTGGAATACACGAAGTTCGCGAAGCGACGGTCGAGATAGTTCTCCTGCAGCGATATGGACTTCCGTTCGTTCTGAAGGACCTTGAGAGGCACCCCGTATTCATAGAAGCGATAAATCCAGTACGGAATCCTGAAGTGCTTCTTCTGATAGTCCATGCCGTGCGTGAACGAGATCACATAGTCGAATGCATCGAACCAGGCATTCTGGGGTCGGATGTTCTCATGAATGAGTAAAATCTTCGGCGCGGACACATCAGGCGGCTGCGTCTGTCCAAACACGGAACAGAAGATCACATCGGCCGCAACAGGATCAGTGACAACGCGCACATCATATTTGCCGAATAGGAACGAATGTGAATTCTTGAAGTAGTGTTCGAAGATGATTTCGTTCGTGTCCCAGAAGCCATGAAGATAGATATTGAGTGTTGGCTTGTTGCTACTAGCGTCCATGGAGTTTTTTCTCTCTTTCTAGAATATCGTCAATATCGTCGCATGTTTCTCGGATGGTATGATTCTTCAGGAAATAATCGTGGGCACTCACTGTCTGTTTTACTACATCCCTGGGACTGAATGTCTTCATATACTCAGTCAGTTGTGCGTCGTTGGCATATGTGAAGCCTAGAGGTGTTGAATTTTGTCCATTGGCATTCACAAGCTTTGCGGCACCCGATCCGTGACGTGCGGCCCATGGCGTGAGTCGCTGCATTGCCTCTAGAAGAACCAGACCGAAGCCTTCGCGTTCGGAGTGCATGATATACAGATCGGCTGCGTACATCCACTGACCGATTTCTTCCTGTTGCTCGACCACGATTGGATAGACTTTACCTTCAATCCGATTCGGAATGAGGTCCTGATATCCCCCATATCCAGTCGTTACTAGCACGGTGTTCGGAACATTGGCAGCCACAAATACCTCTGCCAGCTCCTTCATCTTCTTGTTCGGCCAGTATCCGCCGCATGACAGGAAGATTTTCTTGGACGGATCGATGCCATACTTCTTGCACAACTTCTGTTTCAACTCGGAGTCTTCTCCGGATAGACCAATCGGACCTGAATGATCGGCAACATAGTTATACGGAATGCCATGACGAATGTTTACCGCCTTGTTGTAGTGTCCATACTTGATGATATGCTGCATGTCTTCTTCGGTCGACCAGGCGAGATAATCCGCACTCTGCATACCTAGCTGGGCTGCGCGAGAATCGGACGGCAGGATCAGCATATACACAATCGCCGAGTGGATATGGGCGCTGTTCGCGAGTACGAAGTTCTGGGTGTGAACATCTGCCCCATGAACAATGACAAGGTCCCACTTCTCCTGAAGAATCGCACGATCCGATGTGACGCGCACCCCGTTCTGATCGCCTTTATGTTCGTCCGTATACACCGCGACCGTATGGCCGCGGCTCAACATTTCTTCTGCCATCCAGCGGACATAGTTTTCAGAGCCGCCAGGAAAAGGATAGTATCTGTGAACGACAAATAAGAGTTTAGACATTTTGCGGAATGATCCTGATTCCAACTGGTGGTTTCTCAACTGGTTTTTCGTCTGCTGGCGTGTATACCGTCGCGCAGATAATATCGCGAGGTAGCATCTGTCCGTCAAGGAGCAGGATGTTATAGTTAGGATTGATCTTGCGGAGCAGATCGATCACCGGACCTTCTTCGACAAACGACCATTCCGGTGTTCCGAACAGACGACGATCATTGATGAAGATCGTATGCGTCTTGATGGGATCGGCTGCGATGGCCTTCAGTTCGTCAAGAAGTGGACAGCCTCCAGACTTGCCGCCGGCGAGTGGACCTGACGCATGGGCGTCGAGCCAGAAGACGGCTTCCTGATCTTTCGGGTCAGGGAACTTCTTCTTCAGATCGGCAAGAAAGGTAGGAATCAGATCAGGTGAATCGCCACGATAGATTCCGGCATCAAGTCCCATATTGCGGATTGTCCGCATATTGTCTTCTGAGATGATGTCGTCATTCAGTTCAACCGAGCGACCGAAGACGAATCCGTGCTTCATCATACGCACGAATGTATCGCCGCGATATGTTCCGGTCTCAATAAATGATAGCTTGGATGGGGGTCCGAACTTGTCCACATGCCAAGTCTCCAGATTGATGTCCTTCGGCTGATAGAACTCTTTTACGCCGTCATTCTGATTTCCCCAGACGGGACCTACTGGATTGCCGGCTTCCGAGATAATGTTTAGCTTCACCATGATTCATTTACTCCCTGTATTTTGCGTCGATGATTTTGTTCCATGAGGGTATTCTGTCGTACTGATGCACGATTGCTGGTATGATCTTGTCTTCGCCGTCGTTATGTGAAAGGAAGACTACGCCCGTAGGTTCGTGTATTGTGGGCAGTTTGTGTTCTAGAAGGAATGGACGGTAGGAGCCTAATTTCATTGGATCAGAAACAGTTCCGAGTTGCACTGCATATCCACTCTGCATGTCACAGAAGCGTGTGATGTCCGACCACGGCTTCATGTTGAGTAGGATATTGATGGCGGCTTGATCGGGATTGTGTACCGGAGAACCTATGGAGAGAAGATAGATGGCGAGGAACAGATCGTGCATCTCGGCCATGTTGCCTGAGATTGTCCCGCAATTATATATAGTCTTCTCTTTCATCACATCATAGACAAAACGGGGATATGAGTTGAACATATTTTCACTGCCCCACATTTCGTCCTTATACTTCATGCATTCCGAGCCGACATTGATCTTCTTTCCATCCGATTCGTGTGTCTCCAGAAACTTGATCGGATCAGATTGGAAGATAACGTCCTTTACGTCGGTGGTAACAATGTATCGATAGTTCTCTTTCCACTTACCATGGATGCCGAATTCGTACAGAGCGCGGAATCGGTCGACCACCACCGCACGGGGAGAGTTGAAAAATGCATTGCCTTTTGTATCCTGTCCATACGCATAAATCTGAATTTCTTGGGCATCTAGTTTCATGAGCGTATCATGGGATACATTGAAGCAGATCATGGCGATGTCGCCGGCAAATCCTGAACGCTTCAGTGAGATGATCCAAGGCTCTACTTTGTGATAGTCATAGTTGGACATCACTCCAACGACGAGGTCACGGCTTGGGTGTGTGTTCCCAAGGGAAATGTGTTCCATATTTTGCTTCCATTATCTTGTTGCCCTCAATGAACATCGTGGGCTTGGGTGAGTTTTCGTTTCCGCCTAGGCGATAGTTGACAGTATGCTTTCCGGTCGTACCGAAGTTGGTATGATTGAAGTGCTTGGTCACGATTTCGAAGAAGCGACGGTCGCCTCCCCAGCCATGATGCCAGTGATTGCAGACATTGATCAGGAACTTGCGTGAGAATCCATAACAGGATGTATCGACCAAACGAACATCGGCATTCATGAAGGCCGGCCACTCACCTAGAGACTCGCAGTTGTCCGCACAAATAAACTTGCCTTCGCGATCAAAGATGTTACGCAGCGAATATGCCCAGTCCCATGAATGAGTCATCATATTGTGCATCATCGTTTTGATGTGCTGATGTTGATATGATGCATCCTGGTCGAGTAGGAACACATATTCCTGATTGACAATATGCGGAAAGGCTGCATAGACGCGATGTCCATAGAAGCCATTGCCGCCCACATTTTCCATCAGTTGGGTAACGACGACCTTTCGTGGAGGCTCAGGATACCTCTTGTCGAAGGCCATGCGGACCTGATAGTAGTCGCGCGAGAACTTGGTGCCGTCGACCACAATATGATGAATGATTTCCCCATCATAGTCCTGCTTCTGGACGGACTCCATGGCTTCCAGAAGACACTCTGCGCCGGTCGTAGGCGTAATGACCACGACCGACGGATTCTCTCGTATGATGTTTAGCTTCACCGTTGTTAATCCTGTAGGAACTGTTTGCCGTTGACTGGAATGGATACTTCATCCTCGGTCGTCGCCGGCTTGTATGCGCGATTGACGATCAGAGTCAGACGACCGTGTTCCATCTTGACGGCCAGGTCTTCAGGCTTCAGACCGGGAATGAATGGAGGAATGATTGACTTCTGGGCAGTTCCGTCCACATAGAGCGTGATCGTCTTGCGATCAGCCGAAAGCTTCACGGAGACTCTTTCCGGTCCGATGCCAGGAAAGTCGAATGTATATTTTAGCTGTGATGCGGACTGTTCCATGTTATCGGGTTCCTCTTCTTCTGTCGTTGTCACTATGTTGTAGAAATAGTTGTGGGCTTCCTGCATTGCGCGTCTCTGCAGATCACGCAGCGCGTCGCCCGAATATCCAGGATATCTGAAAATGAACATGTGTGTGGTTTCTCCTCTTTATGTGCCGGTCGATCCAAAGCCGCCGGTGCGGTTAGTCTTTTCTGCGGGGGGTTCGTCCAGTCGGACGAAATGGGGTCGCGACATACGGACCCACGGAAAGTTCTGCACGCGCTCCTGATCACTGAAATATGGTCGCGCCGCGCAAATCTCAGCCTGGGCGAGTCTCATTCCATGAGTGACCAAAATAAATCGTGAAGCCATATTAATCATCGGAATGAATAGCTGCTGCGTATAGTCCTCGTCAATCACACCTTCGCAGTTGATCAAGGTCAGACCTAGTTTGAATGACACACCGGAGCGAGGATGAACACGCATGTCATGACCTTCCGGAAGATCAAAGATCATTCCCGTGGGAACGAGAAGTCTTGCGTATGGCGGAAAATAGAATCCATTCTGTGTTGCTGGAAGCATTTCCGAAATAAGAGGAATATTCAGAGGTGCGTTTTCGCTATCAAATCCTTGAATGGGGGTATTCGATGGATTGTGATATGCGAGATCGAAACACGAAGCCAGTTCAGTTCCGAAGGTGGGGAGCGGAATGTCCGACCCAAAAGTATATATGCCAACATCCATAATAAAAACTCCATGATGAAAAGAAAGAAGGTGGCGGGAAGGTTTCCCCTCCCCGCCGGTATGCTAGTAAGCGATTAAGGCTTTGCGACTGGTTCGCCGAAGTCTACTGCAAGAGAAGCAGAAGCTACTTCAGGAGCAACAGGAGCAGCGGGTTCTTCCACAACTACTGGAGCGGCAGGTTCTTCCACAACTACTGGAGCGGCAGGTTCCTCAACTACCACGGGGGCAGCTGGTTCTTCTACGACTACAGGAGCAGCGGGTTCTTCTACGACTACAGGAGCAGCGGGTTCTTCCACTACAACTACTGGTGCTTCCTCAACAACCACAGGAGCAGGAGTCTCTTCGACTACTGGAGCAGGAGCTTCCTCAACCACTGGGGCTGGGGTCTCTTCCACTACAGGAGCCGGAGTTTCTTCTACAACTACGGGTGCTGGTGTTTCTTCTACAACTACGGGTGCAGGAGTTTCTTCAACGACAACAGGCGCAAGCACTTCAACTTCATTGCTTCCAGTGATTACGATGCCGTTAGGCAGCGTGCCGGTTGCAGTGATAGTTGCTGTGCCTGGAGCGATAGATGTGACAAAAACTGCCCCATCTTCACGGACTGATACTGTCGCGACTGCTTCGTTGGACGAGGTCCAGGTCAGAGCAGGCGTTACAACACCAGCGACTACATTGCCAGCGGCATCAAAAGCCGTCAGCGTGGTCGCCACAGGCAGCAATTGTTCTAGTGTAAATTGCTTTGCCATGTGTGTTTTCTCCTTTAGAGTGTTTTGGGTATTGGTGCGTCAAAATTGAGCATTAAGACGTAATCTAGCTTTGTAGTAAGTACTGAAGTCTCTTGTTTTCTGGCCTCATCAGGAAGTAGGTCATCAATCGGCCTAGTATCATCATATGAAAGGGAGCGATATTCTTTGCCATTTTCGATGGAACGGTCGATGCGGCCTGGACGATGGAATCTATTATCGTCATTGTCGTCTCGATTTTCTCTTCGAATTATTTTCTTATTGACGAGGACGACCCTCAGTTTTCCCATCTGGCCCATAGTAGAATATCCTTCTTGTCGTTATTTATATGTCGGTATCGGAAACTTCATCGTTATTTATGGGCTGATGCGATTTCTTTTTACCGATGGAATATTTTGCGACCAGATTCCACTTGGATTTTTCAGAATGCTTGACAATCTTGATTTGTGTCAGTGATGCGACAGGATCGACCTCTGCCACCAAAGGCTTTACGAGTTCGATCAGACCCCATTGGGCTAGCAGATTTGTGATAGTATTGCGACGAGCAATGTCGTTCTCGGATATGTCGGATTCTTTGCCGTCGAGAACGAACAGTTCCTTGAAGTGAACGATGGCGAATCTGCCGCGCTTGTGTAGAATATGACAGGACTGATAGAGTGTCTGATCTTTCTTGGATGCGACCCCGATACGAGTGAGGGTCTCCTTGACCTTCAAGAAGTCATCATCTTTCTTGAGACGAATCTCTAGACCCATTCCTCGGAACAAGTCATCTACCACTGCCTCCTGCGGAACTATGTTTTCCATTACCCAATCCACCTTTGTTCATTTGTTCTTTTATGGCGCTCAATTGTTCCTGGGTGAGAATTGACAGATAGTCGCGGGCTTTGGTATTCGAGACTCCGTAGTGCTTCTTGATAAGATCAAGGTCTTCGGACTTCTCTAGTTTCATCCACTTTCTGAAAGGTCTTCTCCAGGACCTACAGGTATTTAGCAAGAACTGATATTGAAGTCTTGGGTCCAGGTTAGGATTCTGATTCATTTCGTTTGCCCAGAGAATGCAGTCGGCATGAAACGACAACGCCTTATTGACCACGAACGGCACATAAGATTTGTCGTCCTCGGGTG